ACAAAAGAGTCGTGGCTGCTACCGGGATTGCAAGATGGGATGGCCGAATCGCTTTCGATGCTTTCTCGGATAGGGAAAGGAGCATGGCCACCAGGACATTCGGAGATCCGGTGGATTTGGATGAGGAGGTGGCCACCGGAAAATCTCAGGTGCGTGCCTGGATGAATGCTTATTCCCGGAATCGATGGGAGAATCAGCCTTACTATCCGGAGGTGTTTATCGAGAAGAAGGCTCTTGAGGGTGTATTTCACAAGACATGCCTCCTTAACTATGTGGCTCTCGGAGCCTGCAAGGGATATCCGTCACTCACATTCCTCTATGAAGCTTCACTTCGCTTCCGTGCTGCAGAAGATCGTGGCAAGCAGCCAATCATCCTCTATTTCGGTGACTATGATCCTTCTGGAGAGGATATTCCAAGAGCACTGAAGGAGAATCTTGAGCAGCTCGGATGCTCATCCATCGAAGTAAGAAGAATCTGCTTGAATGAGCAGCAGGTCATTGCCTGGAATCTTCCTCCGGCACCGACAAAGGCCACCGACACTAGATCCGTAAAGTGGACAGGCATCGGCCAGGTCGAGCTGGATGCAGTAAGGCCGGAGAAATTGACTGCTCTCCTTGAGGATGCTCTTGATGACATCTTCGACCAGAATCTCTTTGAAGAGCTGCAGGAGGAAGAGGAGAAGGAGAGAGAGCAGTATCGAATGGAGCTCAAGCAATATGTATCATCACTTTCTTAATCCATCTATTATGTCAGATTTCAAAATGCAGTCTATCAAGACTATCAATGATGCCTGTGAGAAGGTAGGCATCGACTTCGATTCCTTCATGGCCACCATCGAGCCTCTTCCGGAGCATCTTCGGGCCTTGGCAGCTATGGAGGTCATCATCAAAGCTCTCAATGATGGCTGGGTGAATCCTCTCGATGGGGAGACCTGGTGCTACTATCCCTGGATCTATGTGTATGACAGCTCTGAGCAGCTCCAGGTGCTCCGGGAGACTCCCGGCAGGAAGGATCTGATCCGATTCACCAGGCCGGATGGCCTTTGCGGTCTCGCCTATGCGTACTCGCATAGCGCCTGGTCGCACTCGGATGCGCATATCGGCTCTCGCCTTGCCTGTAAGGACCGTGCCACCTGCCAATACCTGGTGGAGAATTTCCTGGATCTTCTGGCCGTGTACTACCTTCCGATGGAGGGAAGTGCCATCATTGAGAAATTCATCCGATGATGCAGAATTTCATTTTCCGGAGTGCAGTCAATGGTGCTGCACTCTGGAATCTCCAGAAGAAGCTGATGGCCGATAAGGATCCGAAGAAGAAGCTGCTGCTGATCTATGATGATGGGAGAAAGATTAAAACCGTGATAAAATGAGGACAATCCAGTATTTCTACAAGCTCGATGCGGAGAAGAGCCGGCTGATGATGGCCGACATCTGCTCCGGTTGTGAGGTCACTCCTTCCACTGCCTACAAGTGGATGCAGGGTGTCCGCAAGCCTGGTGCTCTGGAGCAGAAATTCATCCAGAAGCTGGTGAGGAAGTATCACCAGGTCAGTGTACCTCGGAAAGAGCTCTTTTCCTAGCCATGTATGCTGATTTAGACAGAAGAGGCCTGGTGTCCCTCTTCGAGCTCGACCGCAATGACACCGAGGCTCTGCTGGAGGCTCTGAAGCAGTACAGGGAGAGTCTGCAGGTGTTCATCGACCTGATTGAAGGCAATGAATTCACCATGCAGCAGAAGGCTTCCTGTGACAAGCTTATCCTGGAAATCCAGCACATAATCAAATTGAGAGATGAATGATTACAAGATAACCAAAGAGGATATATGGCAGGCCACCGATAATGGGAAGTCTGTCATCATCGGGATATATCCACAGTCAGAGGCCTGCTTCGCTTCCGGTGGCCGGAAGAATTTCAAGATCAGGCCGGATGACAAGAATCCTTCCTGTGCCGTATTCCAGAGCAGGGAGGGTATCTGGATGATCCAAGATAAAGGAGGCTCCGATAATCAAGCCAGGACTGCCATCCAGCTTGTCATGAAGGAGCTAGGCCTTGATTTCGGCTCTGCCATCAACTGGATTGCCGAGCACTATGCTCCACAGCTCCTGGAGGGCAAGAGCTATGCTCCGGTAAAGCCTAGGCCGATGCTGAAGGAGGTCCCTGCTCAGGACCACTACAGCCTGCAGCTCCGGGAAGGTGGCCAATTCACCGAGGCCGAGCTGGCCATGCTCGGCTACCAGATCACTCAGAGCCGGTGTGAGGAATTCGGCCTCAAGCCTCTCGACTCCTATACCACACCTCGGAATAAGGAGGGCAAGAGCTTCCAGGTGTCGGCCACCGAGAGCTATCCGATGTATTTCTATGACTATGGCACCAGGGGCAAGGAGAAGGATGAGGATAAGCAGGCCTGGGGCAAGATCTACCAGCCTCTCGGAGACCTCCGATTCATGTACTACGGCTCCAAGCCGGAGAATTTCATTTTCGGTGACCTGGAATTCCTGGATGAGTATATCAAGGCCAAGGCCAATCCGGAGTACAAGAGGACTGTGGTGGAAGTGAATGATGAAGGCGAGCCTCAGGAGAAGGAGCAGAAGTGGGAGAATCTCATCATCTGCTCAGGGCCTTCGGATGCTCTCAATGTCCGGAATGCCTCCTCCGACCGGGCCGACTATCACATCTGCTGGCTCAATTCGGAGACTGCCGATCTGACAGAGTACGAATTCTCGGTGCTGCAGAGGCTAGCCAAGAATATCTTCATCCTCTATGACATCGATGAGACCGGAATCGCCAATATGTACCGGATTGCTCTCCGGTATCTCGACATCAGGATCATCCTGCTTCCTTCAGAGCTGGCCAGATTCAAGGATAAGAGAGGGAAGCCGTGCAAGGATGCCAAGGATTTCTTCATGCGTTTCAGAAGGCCGGAAAATCAGAATCCCCGGAGGCTCTTCGATGACCTGGTGAAGCTCTCCGGATCTCTTCGATTCTGGGAGGAGAAATGGAGCAAGGCCGGCAGGACCTATGACATCAACAATGAGCAGCTCTATGCCTTCCTCCGGGCCTCCGGATACTACAGAATCGCTTCGGACTCCGAGAAGAAGGGATATACCTTCTGCCACATCCGTGACAATGTGGTGACTCTCATCGATGAGGATGCCATCTCCTCCCATTGCTCCGGATATCTGCTGGAGTACATCAAGACTCATCCGAAATACTACAATCAGCAACTGGCCAATACCGTACACCGGTCGAATCAGATCCGGCTCTCCTCCCTGGAGAAGCTGGCCATCATCGAGCCTGACTTCCGGAGCTGGAATGATACCGATGACCATTTCTTTTTCAGGAATGGCATTTTCAAGGTCACCAAGGCCGGTGTGGTGCCTGTCAAGCCTGCCGACTGCCCATGCATGGTCTATGCCGACAAGATCCTGGATTTCGACTTTGTGCCGATGGAGAAAGAGCCTGGCAAAATGCCTTTCTTCGACATCGACTATACTGATGAATACAATGAGCTGCTCAGCCGGCTGCATGCTGCATCCCCCAACTCCCCCGAATTTTCTTACTTGAAGAAGGAAATTGACACTTTAGGAGATGCAAGGCGGTACAGGCTGACCATCCACCGGAGAGGCTTCTCCTTCCTGGAATATGTCCGGAACACCGGCAGGACCTTCTGGAGAAAGGAAGAGCTCGGCATCCCTCTATCAGAGGAGGAAGTGTCCGAGCATGATCTGAACTTCGTGAATAAGGTCATGGCTCTCGGCTACCTCCTGGCCAAGCACAAAGCAGCCGGCCAGCCGTATGCAGTATTCTGCATGGAGACCGAGCAGTCGGATGAGGGTACACACCTCGGTGGTACCGGTAAATCGCTCTTCGCTTCCAGCATCGAGTCCATCAGGAAGCAGCTCTTCATCGATGGCCAGAATCTGGATACCAAGAAGGGTGACTTCATGCTCCAGGGTGTCGAGAGGGGCATCACTGACAGCATCTTCATCGATGACCTCAATTCCTCGGTGGACCTGCACAAATTCATGCCGATGATCACCGGCAAAATGGTGGTCAATCCCAAGTATGTGGCTGCATTCACCATCGACTTCAAGGATAGTCCGAAGGTGATCTTCACATCCAATCATGCCATCAAGGGATTCGATGCTTCCCTCCGGAGGCGTACCTGGTTTACGGCCTTCTCCGACTACTACCATGCCGATGACATGCAGAGAGGTCTGAAGGAGAGGAGTCCTTACACCGAATTCGGGAAGAATCTCATCAGCGACTACACTCCTGAGGAGATGAATGAATTCTACAATTTCATGCTCAACTGTCTTGCCGTATGGATGAAGATCCACACCAGGATCCAGCCTCCGATGAAGGCCATCGACAAGCGAATCCTCCAGAGAGCTCTCTCCGATGAATTCCTCTTCTGGGCCGAGGAATACTTCACCGATGACAAGCTCAATGCTCTGGTGGACAAGCAGGAGACCTTCGATGCGTACAAGGCCACACTGAATCCGAAATTCGCTGCTATGATCAAGATGAAAACCTTCAAGCAGAAGCTGATTCAGTATTGCACCTACCGGGACTGGAAATTCAATCCTGACCGGCTGCTCACCACCGTCTCCGAGAAGGAGAGGAATGACATCCACAGGAAGGTCAATGGTGAGGAGCACTACTACTTCTATATCGACACCACCGGAGAGTCAGATGCTGATGTCCAGGTACCATCCCTTGGGGCAGCGATAAATACCGATGCGAATGATGATGACATGCCTACATTCGGCTTCTAGATCCGGGAGTGTCACTCCGAAGTGTGAAAAATGGCTCATGCTGATGTGGCCATTTTTCTTGGTGGTTTTCGGAGTCGGTTTTGCTCTTGATGTATATTTCTTCATTTTTTCTGACTATCTGACACCGAGAGAGGGAAATATATTGATAGAGAGACAGTTAAGCGGTGTCAGATTGCGGTGTCAGATTGGTGTCATTTGGTTTTGGCTGACACCGATAGATAGGGAATGCTCCAGGATTGGAAATTTTCTGACACCATTGATACTCAATAAGTTAAGTGGTTTTGGTGTCAGATGGTGTCAGATGATATTTTCGCAATCTGACACCGAGGAAGGAATTGATATTCAATAACATACCTTTTGCGGTGTCAGAAGTGTCAGATTATTTCGAGAAAAAAGTATCCTAAAAAAGTGGAATCATGGAAGAATCGAAAAAATTTCCTTTTAGACTCGAATTCGGAGTATGGTGGAATGGGAAGTCTCATCCCATCTGGTGCTATGACCGGGTGCCGGCAGGCATGGTCCAGGTAAGGAGCCTCCGGGAGCTTTGGGAAGGCCGGCCAGTGCTCACAGAGTGCCTGCTCGGACCGGATAAGGGCAGGTACTATACCGACATTGTAAGGGAGAGCTGCATCGAGGCTCTCCGGGCCAGGCTACAGCAGGGCATCCCTATTTATGTCAGCAATTCAAAAACTCAATCACTCTAAATTTGTACCGATGAAGAGATCAGATTACAACAGTGTGGATGTCAAGGTCGGCTCCTTCATCCGAGGGTGGGTATTGGCCACCTACAATACCGATATCATCCGGATTGACAAGTACAGCAATCTGTGGGGTATGGTCAAGCAGAGCCTGGAAGTGCTGCCGGCAGATTACCACCGGCTGGAGGACAGGTCGGAGTATATCTCGATAGTGCTCCTGAGGGACAGTTCCAAGACCAAGGCCTATGATATTGAGAAGGATAAGGTGTACCGGGTGAATACCTTGTACCGGTGCTACATCTCCGAAGAGGGCAGCAACAAGATCCGGAGATATCTGGAGAAGCAATTCAAGGCTGCTTTCCACACCTACATGGTCGGAGCTGTGGGAAACAATACCGAGATGACCATCCTGGAAGGAATCACCCAATTCCTCCTGGACTACAACCTGGATGCATTCATCGACAATAAGATGCTCGGCAGGCTCCAGAAGGACTGGTACCGATACCGGCTTGCCAATCCGGATAAGTATGCCATTCCCATCTTTTTCTAGTGGCTTTGGTGTCACCGGAAAACGGGCCGTAATTGATTGAAAATAAATAAATTTGGTGGCTTTGGTGTCCCGAAAAAATAGGTAAAAATGAAGCTAGGAATCCGAAAACTTGAGTACATTGATTCGGCTCGAATCTATGACTATAGCACTCTTCCTCCAGGGAGCTCCCTCGATGTGAGTGACTTCATCCATACCGGCTATGCCTTCACAGAGCTTCCCTTCACTCCGGAGACCGGAGATCTGGAAGAGACCTGGCTCGATGATGATGGTGGCCAGCACTCGAAGGTGACCTTCAATGGGGCAATTCGTAGAAACAAGGATACATACAAGTCTATCCTCCAGAGGCTGGTCGGAAGGAAATGTGTGTGGAAGCTGACACTGATCTCCGGCAAGGAGTACATCATCGGATCCAAGGAATATGTGCCGAAATTCACCTATGGGGAGGGTGTGTCAGGACTCTCCAGCTCCGAATTCAATGTGACCATCGAGCTGGAGAGTGTACATGGCCTCCTGGTGAATGAGCCTAGCTGATAGTCCTTTCTGCCTGAATAGAGAGGGTATAAATTTGCATTCACTAATTTGCCAGCAGTATGAATCTCTCATCCCTAGCACAAAATCTGAGAGGTCCCTGGATGATACATCCCCAGCAGGCAGCAGCCATGCTTCCTCTGGTGAGAGGTATCTTATCCGGGAATCTCGCAAGTCTCGATAATGCCGAGAGGAAGGAGGCCAAGAAGGTCTCCTGTGCTGATTTCTATGTAGGGAGCTCGAAGCAGGTCAATCCCTATACCGACAAGTCGGTCTATGTCACCTACCTGGATGGCACCATGACCAAGCATGGATCCTGCTACAGCTATGGCACCAGGGAAATCGCTCAGGAGCTCCTGGAGGCAGACAAGGATCCGGAGATCATCGGCCATATCATAGTGGCCGACTCCGGTGGTGGTGCTGCCGACTCGGTGCCGGAGCTCTCCTCTGCCATCAAGCAGCTCACCAAGCCGATTGTATCCTATATCGATGGTATGGCAGCATCTGCCTGCATCTATGCCATCAGCTACACTCAGAAGATCATAGCTCACCATGCCTTTGACCAGGTAGGCTGCATCGGCACCATGATCACGGTCTCCGGATGGCCGAAGCTCCGGAGGGATGCGAATGGCTATGTGCAGGTCCGTGTGTATGCAGACCAGTCTGCCGAGAAGAATGCCGACTATGAGGCTGCTCTGGAGGGGAATACTCAGATCATCAAGGAAGATCTGCTGAATCCTCTCTGCCAGGCCTTCATCGATGACATGAAGGCGAATCGGCCTGGTGCCTCCGATGACCAGCTCACAGGCAAGACCTACTTCGCCAAGGATGTGGTCGGATCTCTCATTGACTCCATCGGCACCTTCGAGGATGCCATCCAGGCTGTGATTGATCTGGCTGCTGCTGCCGAGGATCCGAATACCAACACATCAGAAAAGATGGCTAAATATCCGAAACTCGAAAGCATACCTGAGCTCGAAGAGCAAGTGTATGCAGAGGATGGCTCCACCATTCTCCAGGAGTGCCAGCTCGAAGCCATTGAGCAGGCACTGACTACTCCCAGGGCCGAGGAGAATGCTCTCCAGAGCCAGATGGATACTCTCAAAGCTGAGCATGCAGCCGAGGTCTCGAAGCTGACCGAGACCATCACCGACAAGAATGCTCAGATCGAACAGAAGGAAGCTCGGATCTCCGAGCTGGAGGCTGCTCTCGCTGCTGCAATCGCCAAGAATGAGGAAGAGGCTCCTGCATCCGTGCATGCCGACTCCGATCCGGCCTACAAGGTGGATGAGTATGCTCCGGCCAAGAACTTCAATGAAGCTGCCGAGGCCTGCCGGGAATTCCTGAATCGCAAGAAATAATCCTTAAACAAACACAAGCACTATGCAACTTGATGCAATTCTCGTGAACTCCGGTGCGAAGTATCGCAAGGAGATTCTCGCAATGCCTGTGGTGGCATTGGAGAAAACCCTCAAGCACATGACCATCCGCAAGGGTGTTCGTGGAGATGAGACGGTCGGTGGCTATGACAATGATGCCGAGCTCCGGCCTTACCGCTCTGCCAAGGATGCCACCGACAAGGGCAAATTCTTTGGCCGTACTCTCACCACCTACCTCGGTGACATCGTGGAAGAATTCGATCCTTATCGACTCTTCTCCACCGTGTATGGTGAGAGCTTCAATTCCCTCACCGACCGCAAGGAGGCCGACATCGTGAAGGACATGGCACTGACTCTGGCCAAGAAGGCTTCTGCCAAGCTCGGCAAGGCTCTCTTCAAGGCCGTGCGTGATCCTGAAGGCAACTCCACTATGGACCTCTTCAACGGTTTCGACACCATTGCTGCCAAGGAGATTTCCGAGGGCACTATCACGGCTGCAAAGGGCAACCTGTATATCTACAGCTCCATCACTGCTGCCAATGCCGGTGATGTGCTGAAGGCCATCTACAGTGCTGCCTCCGATGAGCTCCGTGACCAGGAGAATCTGAAGATGTTCCTGCCGAAGAGTGTGCTCGACTACTATGAGGAATGGTGCCTCAGCACTCTCGGATCGGTGGTGTACAATCAGACCTATGCCCAGAGCCGTCTCCACTGTGACCGCAATGTCGAGCTGGTGCCTCTCATCGGCCTGAAGAATTCCGAGTACATCTACATCTCCACTCAGGACAACATGCTGGTCGGTATGGACCAGATGTCGGATGTCGAGCAGGCCAAGATCCGTGAATGCGACAATCCGAAGGCTCTCCAATTCTTCATGTGCATGTATTGGGGTGTCCAGTTTGAGTGCATCCTCCCGGAATACCTCCTGGTCGCTCGCACCACTGCTGCTCCTTCTCCTACTCCTACTCCGGAAGGTGCCGTGCGTGGAGCCACTCTCCTGGATGACATCCCGGCAACGGCTGGCAGCAACACTCGCACCTATGCCACTGTGACCGGCTCCGACATCGAGGCCGAGGTCATCACCGAGGGTGCCTCCTGGCTGACCGTGACCACCAAGGATAACAAGGTGACCTTCACTCGCACCGCCTATGCGTATGCCGATGAGGGTGACTCCAAGCGAGTCGCAAAGGTCCGTGTGTCCGCTCTCGATGGCTCCGGCTCCATCGAAGTGACCGTCAAGCAGCTCAAGGCTCTGAGCTAGTTTCCACTCCTAAAGATTGACAGATATGAATCTTGGAAATCTTGATTTTGCGATCGGTGGCATCAATCCTTCCGGGATTGGTGCTACCATCTATCGCATCGCCAAGAGTGCCATTGTCTCTTGGCCGACAATCGTGAATGATCCTACCGCAACCGGTGCAGTATCCACTCTCTCCAGCTACAATGGAGATTTCACTCTGGTGGCCGATGCCGTATGGGATAAGCTCTACTCCACTCAGGGGAAGGGCAAGATCACCTTCGAGGTCACCGGTGAGGTGGATTGCAAGATGTACAACAACAAGGCATCTCTCTCCTTCCCGGATCTCACTGCCGAGGCTCTTGCCTTCTGCAAGGCTGCTGCGAATGGAGATTTCGTTTTCATCGTGAAGGCTGCAGGCCGTTACCATGTGATCGGCTCTCCGGACTACCGTGCAGTCATCTCTCCCACCGGTGACTCCGGTGATGCTGCCGGATCCGCAAAGGGTGTGACCTTCGAGGTCGAATGCCCCGATGTCACTCCTCTGCCGATCTATGCCGGTGACCTGGAGCTGGCCGATGGCACTCTTGACTGTGCCACCGACACCTTCACTCCGGCCTCCTGATGATCCCGGAAATCTCTACCTATCTGAAGAGTGCAGAGCCTGACTACTATGTCGGCCTTGCACTCTTCTGCAAATACAGCCGTAATGACTGGCTGAAGAATTGGCTGTCAAGGAGGGTGGACCGACCGAAGCTGATCTATGAGCTGCAGAAGCTCTCGGATGCTGCTCCAGCCGAGAATCCCAATGTGCAGGCAGATGTGGCCAGGTATGCTCAGAAGCCGGCTCCAGCTCCGGAGCCAGAGCCGGTGCCGGAGCCGGTCCAGGAGCAGAAGAAGGTGCAGGTATTCCGGACCTTCGATGACCGGAGGACCAGGAGATCTGACCTTCCGGAAGAGCTGCAGGCCGTGTATGACTCCATCTCCGAGGACTACAAGCTCCGGAGGGGCCTCCATGAGAAGATGAAGTCTGCCGGCACCAACAATGACCGTGCATCCTTCCGGGCCAGGCTGCTGGAGACCGATGCCAGGATCAAGGCCGGATGGGCCAAGATTGATGCCTTCCTGACCAGGGAGGCCGAGGAGAAGGTCTCCGGAGACTCCTTCCAGGAAAGCACCTGCCGGGCCTACATCTCCAAAGCTCTCAAGAGGCCTGTGAACTCTCCGGCACAGGTGGCCACCTGCAAGGCCAGGGTGAAGGCTCTCCTCTCTCACGGCTGTACTATCTCTCAGGAAACACTCGACAACCTTCAAAAGAAAGGACTCTATGAAAAAGATCTGGAATTGGATGATATCCCTGCTGAATAAGATTCGGAGGGATAGGCTGTACCACTTCATCTGTGGTCTGATCTTCGCTGCCTTCTTCTGCATCGTGCTGAAGATGGGCTTCTGGTGCTTCTGGCCGGTGATATTCATCGGTTTCTTCAAGGAATTCATCGACAAGTGGCAGGATGGGAATTTCGACTGGATTGACCTGCTTGCCACAGTCCTCGGAGGCCTGGTGATTGCCATCTTCGCTCTGATTGGCAAGTAGCTCTCTCTCAGCACCACTAATGTCCTAAGTAGCCAGGGAAACCTGGCTACTTTTGTGTCATGATCCGGGAAATCACCATACTCTCTGCAGATGACCTCAAGAATGTCGAGCACTATGCAGAGCTGAAATTCTCCCTGTCGGAGATTGCGACCATGCTGCAGATTGATGTGGTCCAGCTCCGACTTGCCATCCAGGATCCGAAGAGCGACATCTCCCTGGCGTACAATGCCGGCAAGCTGAAGAGCCAGGTGGCCAGGCGAGAGGTCATCCTGAAAGCAGCGAACAGAGGTGCTGAATGGGCCATCAATCTGCTCGACAAGTACGAAATACACCAGAAGGAAGATGAATTGATGCCATGAGGAAACTATCTCCGAATCCGGAATTCCTGGATCTCATTTTCGCCAAGATGGAGGATGACTCTCTCCAGCTCACCTCATCTCAGCAGATCCGATTCGAGAGGCTCTCTGATGCCTATACACACTGGCTCAGCAATCCCATGCTGCCGGATAACCGTATCCGGGACTATATCATGGCCAGGCACAGTGTCACCAGCCGGGTGGCCTACCAGGACATTGCCATCATCAAGGCTCTCTATGGCCGGGTGCCTCTGGCGAACAAGGAGCAGATGCGACACAAGGCGAATCATCTCTTCGACATGGCCACAGCAGCAGCTCTTGCCGGTGATGATAAGAAAGCCAAGGCTCTCACCAAGATTGCCGAGGGCATTGTCAAGAATAACCGGCTGGAAGAGTCGGATGGAGAGGATTTCCCTTGGGAGGATATCATTCCCAAGGATATGTCTCTCTCTGTGGATCCATCGGTCATCGGCATCGAGCCGGTGCCCAATATCCATGAGAAAGCTGCCAAGCTGCTCAAGCAGTACACAGATGATATCGATGGGCCGACTCAGATAGACATCCAGGATGGAGATTAGCCAGAAATACCTGAATCGGGCACAGCAGGAGGCTCTTGCCATTGCAGCTCACACCGAGGTCGATGTGTGTGGCAGGCGATTCGGCAAGTCTTTCGGAATCGTATCCCTCCGGATCAAGAGGAATGTGGAATTCATGCCTGGATCCACCGGATGCTTTGTGGCCAGCAGCTACAAGCAGGCTCATCTGAGGACCTTGCCGGCAGCTCTCTCCGGCCTCTCCGAATTCGGCTGGATCGAGGGCATCCACTATGTGGTAGGCAAGAGGCCACCGGCCAAGCTCGGCTATGCCAAGCCGATCATCCCTCTTCAGACCTTCGATGATGTGGTCTCCTTCTACAACGGTGCTCAGATGGTCATTGTCAGCCAGGATGTGAGGATGAGCTCCAACTCCATGACCTTTGACTGGATCATCGGTGATGAGGCCAAGGGCCTGAGCTTCGACAAGCTCAAGGATGAGACCTTCCCGGCCAATGGTGGCACCAGAAGGTATTTCTCTGACTGTCCCTGGCACCACTCGGTGCTCTTCGTTTCCGATATGCCGGTCCTCAAGAGTGGCCGGTGGCTGCTCAATTACCGGGAGAAGGCCACTCCGGAGGTGATTGACACCATCAAGGGCCTTCTCTACCTGAGATGGCAGGTGAATGCCTGGAAGGATGAGAAGAAGCGACATGAGGAGCTCGGAAGGATTGACTCTCTCCTCTCACAGCTCCGGAGGATTGCCGTGCTCTATCGGGAGTGGTCCACCTTCGAGAATGTGGATGTGGTAGGACTGGAGTACATCAAGCAGATGAAGAGGGACCTCCCTCCATTGGTATTCCAGACCAGTATCCTGAGCAAGAGGATTGAAAGGCTGAAGGATGGCTTCTATCCGAATTTCCGGGAGAATCTCCACACCTACATCGATAACAACAATACTCCTCTGATGGATGAGGGCCTCGGCAATGTCAGTGGTGCCGACTATGGGTGCCTGCTGGATGGGGATGTGGACCTGAAGAGTCCGATATCGGTGGCCTTCGACTTCAATGCCAATATCAACTGGCTTGTAGCCGGCCAGCGAGAGGGCATGAGGCTGAAGGTCATCAAGAGCTTCTTTGTGAAGTATGAGAGGAAGCTCCGGGAGCTGGTGGATGACTTCTGCCACTACTACAGGGCCCACACCACCAAGGAGGTGGTATTCTACTATGACAGCACTGCTCTCGGCAGCAACTATGCCGTATCCGATCAGGACTTCAAGTCTGTCATCATCGAGCAATTCAATAAGCATGGATGGACCGTCACCGAGGTATTCATAGGCAAGCCATTCAAGCACACCGAGAAGTACACACTCATTGACCAGGGATTCACCGGTGCCAAGGGCCTGCTGCCTGTATTCAATAAGGAGAACAATGAAGCTCTGCTCATTGCCATCTCGCTGGCCGAGGTCACCATCACTCCTGGTGTCGGCTGGCACAAGCACAAAGGTGGAGAGAAGCTGGCAGAGACCGAGGAGGATCTCCTGGAGCACCGTACCGATGGCACTGATGCCTTCGATACACTCTACATCGGGAATACTCTCTTCCCTTACAGCTCAGTCACACTCGGTGTGTCATCCTTCTAGCGAAAGTGTCAGGCATATTTGGCGAAATCGAGAGCAATTTCCGGCCAGCCGAGAGGGCAAGGCTTGGGAGCAGCGGAGCCGATGTCCTTTTCTCCGGCTGAATCTCACACCGTCTTTCGGCTGTGACACAAATTATTCGACCGATAGAACTCTCTTTTTTCTGTGAGCTCTGTCCTATTTCACCGGAAGGTGCTTGAGTAACTTTGCTTCCATTATGATCTCGGCCTCTAGAATACATGAACTGGTGCAGCAGCTCCAGGAGTTTTCCATCTCCTGGATAGCTACCGATGGAGCCATTGTGAAGGTCAAGCAGTGCCGGTGTACATCCTTTCATGGATCCGGTGATACACTGAATATCCTCATCCTTCCATCCAAGGAGGTCCGGACTGTGAATCGAAATACCATCATTGAATTCAACGGTGAAGAAGTAATACTATGAGTGAAGAAAAAATCTATTCCGGATTGCGGATCATCGATGGCATCAATCTCTTTCCGGAGATCCAGGCGGTCCTGATCACTGACTCGGCCTCAGAGTTTAAGCGAGACAAGGACATCAATCCAATCAAGATAGGAAGCTACAAGGTGGCTCCCTGGGGACCTGACAATCTGCTCCCGAATCATCTCCTGGAGAAAGTGGAGAAGGGAGATATTGTCGGAGCGAATCTCAGATTCAATCGTGATGTGGCTTTCGGCCTCGGTCCGAAGCTTGTCAGGGCGGTCGAGCGAGACAAGTATGGCCGTGTGGTCGAATGGGCACCGGTGGAAGAAGGGGAAGTGTTTGAATGGTTTGAGGCCAATGACATCCCTCTCTTCGTGCAGCAGCAGATCACGGATGTATCCTACTTCTACAATGCCTGGCCGGAGCTCATCCTGTCGGATGACTACAACACCATCCGGGCCATCCGGCACAAGGAGGCTGTATTCAGCCGGTGGTCGGTGATGAATGCCAAGAATGACATCTGCTGGCACTACTATGCTGACTGGTCGAAGCAGGTCACGGCCAAGGATATCACGGCCACCAGGGTGCTGGATGAATTCGACACCATGAGGGACCTGAACATCTTCAGAGCTGAGAAGAAGTCGAAGAGATTCATCTTCCCGGTGTACATGCCTTCTCCCGGCAGGCCGTATTACTCCGAGCCGGAGTGGTACTCCATCTTCCGGAGTGGCTGGTATGACCACAGTGTGATGGTGCCGGAGCTGAAGAAGGCCATCCTGAAGAATCAGCTCGGTGTGAAATTCATCATCTATGTGGCTCAGGAATACTTCGACTACATCTGCCGGATGGAGGGGATTGATCCCCACAATCGGAAGGAGTACCAGGAAAGGGTGGAGAAGGAGAAGCAGGCCTTCAATGAATTCCTCTCCGGAGAGAAGAATGCCAATAAGGCCATCATGGCCATGAAGCAGAGGATTGCCACTGCCAATGGCAGCATGGAATCCAAGTGGATTGAGATTGTCCCCATCGACAACAAAATCCAGGGCGGTGAGTACATCGATGACACCGAGAGCACTGCCAATATCATCTGCTATGCTATGGGTGTGCATTCCTCCCTCATCGGTGCCACTCCCGGCAAGAGTAATTCCACTCTCGGAGGCACTCAGGCCAGGGAGCTCTACATGATGAAGCAGGCCTGCATGAAGCCTCTGGTGGACCGGGTGCTCAAGCCTCTCCGGTTCATCAAGCAATTCAACAAATGGGATAAGGACATCTACATCAATGTGCCGGAGTACATCTTTACCACACTTGATCAGAACAAGTCCGGGAAACAGGAATCAACCAATACCGAGGTATAGCCATGATTGTAAGCGGATACACCGAGATGAAGCCTTTCCTCCCTGCAGTGGAGATGAAGAGTGCTTCCACCACCATCTTCAATGATGCTCTTGAGGTCGCACAGGATGACCTGGTGGCCACCATCATCGGCACCGACCTGGAGGCTCTGCTCGAAGAGCCGAAAGCGAATCCTGACACACATGCCAAGCTCCGGAAGCTTTGCCAGAGAGTCATCAGCCAGCAGGCCTTCCTGGCTAGCATCCCGGATCTGGACCTGGTGCTCACTGATGCCGGCTTTGCGGTGGTGAACAATGAGCAGACCACTATGGCCAGCCGGGAGAGGGTGCAGGCTCTCACTGCCAATCTCCAGCTCAAGCTGGATGCCAGCAAGGATGCCTTGGTGCTCTACCTGCTCAAGACCGACACCTATGATTCCTGGAGGGGTACCGAGGAATTTGCCAGGCTCTCGGATGGCCTCATCCTCACCTTCGGAGAATTCAAGGATGCAGCAGTGCTCAACAATGTCACAGCTCCGGTCTATCCCAAGACCTGGAGTGACTTCCTGGATCTGAATTCAGCTCTGAATGTCGCTCTGATGACCAATGTGGCATCCTACATCTCGAAGGACTATGCCATCGAGCTCATTGAGGATGTCAGGGATAAGGAGACTCTGCTCCCGAATGAGAAGAAGGTGCTCAAGCTCATCAAGACTGCCATCTCGGCCATTGCTCTCGGTGACCTCAAGACCGGCATGGACCAGACCATGAAGGCTGTGGCTCTGATGAAGGCGAATCCGGATGACTTCCCGACCTTCGATGTCTCTCCGGAGTCCAAGGCTCTCGACATCACACATGCCAATACACCTATTTTTTCAATGTTTTGATATGAAGCGATTCTTCCAATTTCTCAAGCAGGTATTCCATCTCCAGCGAGGGGAGAAGATTGACATCGAGTATCCTATCTCATGGGAGACCATGAGCCAGGAGGACTTCCAGAATGTGTGCCGGATCCTGAGCAAGCCTCATGGCCGGAAAGAGACTCTCTTCCTGTGCCTGTGTGCTCTGGCTCATATCCGGCCAGACTCTCCGATCAAGTATGATCCGAAAAAAATCAAGGACAATGTGGTATTTCTCATCCAGGGCAAGAGCTATGTCATCTCTCCGAAAGTGATCCAGGAGGCATGCAGCCAGCTCGAATTCATCCTGGATACTGTCGGCCTTGCTCCTTCACCACTTCCCCGGATGGACCGGAAGCTCTATGGTGTCAGCTTCAAGCAATACTACCAGGCCGATGCCTACATGCTCCGGTATGCTGCCGAGCAGAGTAATGAGAAATGGCTGAAGGAGGCTGTCAAGGCTCTCACCGGTGGCAGGATCCGGAAGCTGACCGACTGGCAGAAGAAGGGCATGGTCATCTGGTGGAATGGTGTGAAGAAGTACCTGATGGCCAAGTATCCTTATCTGCTCCAGGAGGGTGGTGAAATCACCGACAAGACTCCGGCAGACATCCTGCAGGAGCTGCTCTCCACCATGAATGACAATAAGCCTCAGGAGAATGACAAGATCCTGGAGTCTGATGTCCACAGTGTGCTCTTCACCCTCAATCAGATCTACGAAAGAAATGCTCACAAGTAGTTACCTCAAAACCTCTTTATTCTCTCTCAAGGAGTTTATCTCCCCGGATACTCAGATTCTGCAGGGCAATGGCTATGATGGAGTCATAGACATCCTGCAGAGTTTGAGATCCGTGACCTTCCCTTGTGTCATCCTGGAGGCCGGTGGCTCCGGCCAGGTGCAGAATATCGAGGGGCCGGTGGACACCTACACTCAGTCACTGTGGGTGATGGACCAGCTCGGCAGAGGAGAGGATGAGGCAGCAGTGTATGCCTCGATGAAGAAGCTGGCCATGAAGATCTTCTCCAGGCTCCTCCTGGATATCGGCAAGGCTCCGGAGGTGGATGGACTCGACTTTCAGAGATTCACCTACATGCAGAGGTGGGGTGGCCAGAATGCCAGAGGGTATGAGCTGATGCTCACCTACCGGCAGAATTTCCCTCTGCAACTGACCAAGGATGACCTCAAATCCGAATAGCTATGGCTGAGCAGCTCGACTACAAGGAGATTGCAGAGCGGTGGGCCGACATCGTGCTGGAGCGGTGGATCCGGAAGATCCAGGCTCTTCACATCGGCTCCACCGGTGAGCTTGTCAAGTCCCTGCAGGCTCATGTAGCTGTGGATGCTCAGGGGAATCCTGCCAAGATTACCTTCCTGTACCTGTACTATGGCATTTTCACCGACATGGGTGTGGGCCGGAGTGTGAAGCTCGGCCAGGCCGGCCAGGGTAACAAGCGAGAAAGGAAGCCTTGGTACTCATCGGTATTCCTGAAGGAAGTGAACACTCTCGGCAGGCTGATGGCCGAGCGATACGGATATGATGCTGCCACCATTCCTCTCAGAGCTTTCGAGGGGATGGCCGGCACATCCTTCAATGATCAAGCATACTACAACCTGAAGAAATAATGGCTAGTACCATCTATACCGAGAGCATAGTCACTCTCAATGCGACACAGGCCGAGGCCACCATGAATGCACTCAAGTCATCTGCCGATGACCTGAGGAAGAAGATGATTGAGGCCACCAAGCTCGGCAATACCGAAGATGCTGCCAAGTACCAGAAGCAGCTCGACCAGGTGAATAAGTCGATGCAGAGTATCCGGAAGGAGACCAAGGATTATGCCGACATCATGAAGAAGCTCAATGGCTCCTCCCTGAATGAGCTGGCCAAGGCCTACTCCGGTCTGAATCGGCAGATCAAGAATCTGGTGCCGGGCACTCAGGAATTCATCGAGAAGAGCAAGCAGCTCAAGCAGGTGAAGGCCAGGATGGATGAAATCAATTCCGGCATCAAGGGCACCAATAAGACTCTCGACTCCCTGAAGGGCCTTCTTCCAAAGATTGGCCTGGCCACCTTCTTTGTAGCTGCCGGCAAGGCTCTGATGAAATTCGCCAAGGATGCTGTGGCTCAGACACAGCTCATCGGTGACAAGTGGGGCCAATTCACCTCCGGGATGAGCCATGCCTACAATACTTTCGTGGCAGACCTGACCTCCGGCAAGGGATGGAAGGAGCTCATCGAGAACATGCGAGAATCCTACAAGGTCGGCAAAGAGGTCGCTGCCATGCTGGATGAGATCTTCGAGAGGCAGAATTCCCTGTCTCTAATGGAGGCCGAGTACAATGTGGAGATCGAGAAGAATAAGCAGATCATGAAGGATACCTCCAAGTCGGAGGAGGAGAGGCTGGCTGCTGCCGAAGAGGCCATGAGGCTGGAGAAGGAGCTGGCCGAGCAGAAGAAGGAGATTGCTGCTCAGGAGGCCGAGGCTCGGAAGATGGAGCTCCAGGATAGGACCAAGCTCTCTGATGCTGAATTGGAATTCTATGTCAGGCAGTACAATCAGAATCGGGATATTCTCCTCCAGGCTCAGGAGTACAATGCCCATGTCAAGGAGCTGGAGGCTGCTGTCAGAGCTTCAAAGTTTTCGGCTATGTGGGCAGACAATGCTGTGGCAGTCGCTGCTGCCTCTCAGCAGATGCAGCAGGCTCAGCAGGCTCTCCAGGACTACATCAATACTGCCGATGAAGGTCTGAAGAAGGTGGCCGAGATGGATGCCAAGTACCAGCTCTCCAATGATGAGCTGGTGGATAACTATGTGAAGGCAAGAGTCAAGATGACCAATGCCGATGCCGAATACTACCGGAGCACCACCAAGACTGTCACCACCATCAACTCACTCCGGAAGGAGATGTCCTCCGGCCATCAGAAGGCTGCTGATGATGCCTACAAGAAGGAGATCTCCGAGGTGGAAAAGCACCAGAAGGAGATGGAGGTGAAGGCCAAAGAGGCCTATGCCAAAGGTGAGATATCCGAGCAGCAGTACCAGGACCGGCTCATCTCAATCCAGGAGCAGGCTCTCCGGTCGAAGATGGCCATCTCCGAGCGATACAAGAAGGAGACTCTGGAGTATCAGTCACAGCTCCTTGACTTGACCATCAAGCAGCAGCAGGAATTCAAGAAGCTGCTCGAAGAGGCCGAGAAGGATGCAGAGAAGGTATTCCAGGAGCTGGCCGAGCAGTCGGAGGCCGACATCAAGGAGATCATGGATGACCTTGATGCTGAATTCCAGGCCGAGATTGACCACCTGCTGGAGCTGTGCGACCAGGCCAAGAAGGTCCGGGATGCTCTGGATCCGAAAACTGCTCTCGGTGAGCAGATGCAGACCGAGCTGGCCTCCCTGCAGGAGATGTATGACAATCGGCTCCTGACAGAAGAGGAATTCCAGAGGGCCAAGCATGACCTGGTGAAGCGGTACATGCAGGAGAATCTCAATCTGGAGCTCGAAGGATGGGAGAAAGGAATGCAGAAGGCTCAGTCCATCATCGAGGGTGCATCCAATATGGTCACGGCTCTCCAGGATGCCGAGCAGGCCAGGCTGGAGGCCAGGATGCAGGCCGAGCTCTCGGCTGTCGGTGACAATGCCGAGGCCAGGGAGGAGATTGAGAACAAGTATGAGCAGAAGAAGCTCGAAACTCAGAAGAAGTATGCGGTGGCCGATATGGTCATCAACATAGCCAAGACTCTTGCTGCCGGTGCCTTGGCGGTGATGCAGGCCTTCGCTCAGCTCGGTCCCATTGCCGGTGCCGTGATGGCCGGTGTCATCGGAGTCACCACTGCTGCCGAGATTGCCACCATCGTGGCTCAGAAGAATGCCATCATGGCCACCACTGCAGGATCCACCGGCTCATCTTCTCCACAGATCGGAGCCAGGGTGGCCACCGGCTACTCCGGAGGTGGCTACACCACTGAGGCCGGCAATGACTACCAGGAGGTCGGTGTGGTGCATGCCAATGAGTGGGTGGCACCGGCATCTATGGTCCGTGCCAATCCGATTGTATTCCGGAGGCTGGAGCAGGCCAGGAAGAGAGGCACCTCGGTCTCCGGTGTGTCCGGATTCGCTGATGGTGGCATGACCACTCCTTCCAGCAACATGGTGGCTCCGGGCCTCTCCTCTATGGATCCGGCTCTTGTGGCTCAGCTTGTGGCTGTGCTTCAGTATATCATTGACAATGGCATCCCTGCCTATGTGCTGCTCTCTGAGATCAACTCTCAGCAGGAGCTGCAGAGCACCATGAAGAAAATCACCGGCAAGAAATGAAACTAGTCACCGAGAATGGGGAGCTCACTCTCCCGGCAAATTTCAGCTTCGACATCGAGCAGAATAGTGCCTTCTTCTCCGAGGAAGGTGCTGCTTCCATTGCTGCCACCATCCCGGCCACTCCTCAGGATCAGGCGAAGCTCGGATTCCCTGGCAGGATAGCCAGGAAGAATCGGTATGTGAACTCCTTCCCGGCCACCATCCAGAAGGGCATCTTCCAGAAGAAGGGTGTGCTGGTGGTGGCCTCTGCCACCGATGACAGCATCACCTGCTCGATGGCTCTGGAGGACTCTTCCTTCTACAGCTTGTACAAGGATAAGAATCTGAAGGAGCTCTTCTCGGCCAGGGTGCTCACCACCTACTCCACTCCGGAGAGCTGGTATTCCTGGCTGTGGCAGGTGTACAAGGGCCAGGTATCCTCCGATTTCAGGATCTTCCCGGTGGCTGTGGCTCTCGATGATGGGCAGTACCAGCTCAACAATGAGCCACTCTATGCCAATGCCACCTATAATGAGATATGGCCACTCGCTCACTCTCCCCGAATCGTGAAGGAAGGAGGTGAGGATGTGTCGGTGCCGGAGGGATATGGGATTGCTCCCTTCCTGAAGTTTCCAAGATTCCTGGAGCTGCTCTTCGACCTGTGTGGCTACACCATCGGCTCGAACTGTTTCACCAGCTCGAACTTCCTGAGCAATCTGGTGCTGGTGCATAACTGCTCGGATGTCATCTGCAATGGCAAGATTGACTACTCCGACCTGGTGCCGAATAAGACCATCTCCGAGCTGCTTGAGTGGCTCCGGATGAAATTCCATGCTCAGATCATCGTGAATCCGGCCAGCAAGCAGGTGGATATCGTATTCCTGGAGGATATCATGCAGGCCGGTTATGACCTGGATCTGACCAAGAAGCTCTTCGGCCAGGCCACCAAGTCCTTCTCTGCATCGAGCCGGGTGGTGATGGAGCCGAATACCAGCCTGGATGGAGCTGCTCCTGCAGCAGAGACCTTGGAGGAGCTGGTGAAGAAATACGGCTATGTCAAGCCGGTCGATGAGAGCGAATTCTCCTCCATCCTTACACCTTGCCTGGTGTACCGTCTGGCCACCGGTGACTACTATGAGGTGCATCTCTCCTTTGCCAATTTTGCTGGTAGGGCATCCCGGTCAGGCCAGTCCTCTGTCAAGAGGGTGAAGGTTGGCACCAATCAATTCAAGTATGACCGGTACAACTCCGACACCTCGGAATCCTTCTCTCCGGAGGACCTGGTGCCTCCGATGATCCGTGTGGGGCAGTATGGCATCATGGCTCCCTACATCGGTGACCGGCTCCATAGGAATACCAGTTACAATGACAGCGAGAAGGATGAGGATCAGGAGATCATCATCGTGCATTATGTCGGTCTCACCGAGGCAAGGGACTACACCGGCTATACCGGTGTGCTTCCCATCACTGCCGATGGGAAATACTACATGGCCAGCACTCAGAAGTACAACAATCGAGGCAACCTGGTCTCCGGTGCCATCAATCTCATCCCGGAGGAGATTGTGCCGGCATTCTTCGAGTCCTACAATAAGCACCTGAGGAATAATGCCATTACTATCTCCGGCAGATTCAATCTCACCATCGATGAGCTGATGAAGTACAACCTGTACTCCATGAAGCTCTTCGAGGGGCAGACTCTGCTGCCGGTGAGCCTGAAGTATGAGGTAGGCAAGCAGCTCCGGTGCCTGGAGGCGAAATTCAAGCTCATCAAGGACTTTGCCGATGGCCAAGAGGATGAGCCGATCAATGTGCCGGAGCCTATCTACCAGTGGCAGCTCAATCAGACACAGATCACGGCCAAGCAGTCACAGCTCCAGGCTCAGCAAACCTCCGGCACCGTGCTTTGGAAGTATGATGAGAGCGATCCATACATCCAGGATCCTGATAAGGATTTCTTCATCCCTTCACCGAATGCTCTCGGAGAGCAGACTCAGCACATCGCTCGGCAGATCTATTTCTTCCGGAGGGTGACCACACCGAGAGGCCAGTACAGTGATTATGGCATCGGAGTATTCGAGCTGGAGGAATGGTTTGATTCGGTCAGCATAGTGATTTAATGTCCTATCGGGCAAGTAGGACTCTTCATAAATTTGCATCATGGCAACTGTCATTCAGACACCAGAAACACTCAGCCTGCTGAGGAATCTGAAGAGTTTCAGGATAAACTCTTCCAGCACCGTATCCTTCAAGCTCATGAAGGGCGGTGTCACCGTCATTGAGGAGACCTATGATCCCAATGGGAGCACTATGGTCGAGATCGATGTCCAGGAGGTGTGTGCTCAGTACCTCTCCATCATCCTTCCGAGCTCGAATGTGTTTGTGCAGAGCAACGGAAAGGCCGAATTCTCGGCCTATGTGGATGACTCCCTGGCCAAGACCTTCACTGTGCTTGCCGGTGGTGTGAGGAAGCTCTCCGACACTGCATCCAATTTCCTCAAGGCGAATTGGCTTACCTGGCAACCTCAGGCGAAGAGAGTCCGGTGGAATCAGCCGGAGTACCTCTCCTACTACCATGAAAGTGCCAGCCGGGTGAGAGCCAAATTCTATCCTGTGCAGGGCAATCCGGAGACCGTCACTGTCAATACTGCATCTGCCGGCCAGTACATCACCTACAATATGGAGATGCAGCACCTCTTCTCTCTCAGCTCCCATTCCTCCGACCAGCTCACCGGCATGGTGGATGTGTGGGTGGAGACCACCGGTGGCACCAGGCTCTCCTACATCCAGAGGTACATCTTCACTCCGGTGACCAGGGATGAGCACTACTATCTGTGCGTGAACTCCCTCGGAGGCATCGACACCTTCTGCTTCACCGGCAAGAGGAGCCTGGCTCCGAGCATCACCCATGAGGTGGCCGAGCTGGCCGACACCAAGATCAATATCACAGAAGCTCCGACAAGATCCTGGAGCCAGAATACCGGCTATGTCGGCAAGACCGAGGCGGTGTGGCTGTGGGAATTCTTTGCCAGCTCCAAGCAGTGGTCAATCATTGATGGGAATATCGAGCTCATTGTGCTCGACTCCTCCAGCATCCAGGCCTCCGACAAGGCCAATGTGAATTCCAGCGACTTCAATTTCTCGCTGGCCGAGGAGGGCACCTTGCTGAAAATAGTGAGGACCAATGAGGAATTTCCCATCATCGAGGTGCCATCTCCATCTGGTGAGCTTTTTTTTTTGATACCTAGAGTGGTGGATTATCCGGATGCGAATCTGGAGAATTCACTGCTCTTCCTGGTCCAGTCTCCCTTTGTCCAGGAGTGGAAGAAGGTGAGCCTTGGTACAATCAAGGAATGGATCAAGGAGATATTCACTCCATTCTCAGAGCTTCCTCTCAGACTGGAGATTGACACAAATGGGGACTCTTTCCTGGCCTGGGGAGAGACCATGCACCTGACCTGCCGAGTGTGGAAGGGGATGTATGAGGATGTGACCGAGCAGGTGACTACCTGGAGGATCGTGCGAGACTCCGGAGATGCTGTGGAAGATGCTGCCTGGAACATGACCAGCAAGGCAAGGCTCTTCGATGGGGAGATTGACATCGAATTCTCTCAGAGCCTCAATGACCTTGGTGCATCGGAGAGCACCACCTTCACCATCACAGCCACTATTGATGAGAACTTTCAAGCAGTCGGATTTATCGAGATATAATGGAAACCGGAAGAAAACGAATCAGGAGAGACTTTGCACCACTGACAGTATCAGTGGCCATCTCTTGCGAATCTGCATATAGTCCGAGCACACAGGTCTATAATGCTACCTCACAGGAATTCGAGCCTGACCGGAGCATCACACCTACTGTGATCCGGCCAATCATCAATGCCCATGCTGCCGATGGAAGCTGGCCGAATCCTGTGGCCAATCCCTATCTGGCCAATATGAAGTGGTATGTCAATGGGGTGGATATCACAACCATTGAAAGCTGGCTGAATCTCTACCGGGTGGATACGGTCGGAGCCACCAGGGGATCTCTCATCGTGATGAAGAATCTCTCTCCCTCGGAGAAGGCATCCCTGCACTTCGAGGCAGACCTGGTGGATTCCCGGCTCGGAGCCAATGTCCACATCAAGACCGATGCCATCATCCTCTCCACTGTGGACAAGAGCAAGGATTCCTATGCCATCTCTATCAGCGAGAACAATCTCCGGTACTCTCCATTCGATGACAAGCTGCACCTGTATGACTACAAGGTTGCTCATGGAATCATAGCTGCCAGTGCTTCTGCCGAGGCTGCTGCCAAGGATGGGAATGAGTACCAGAGAAGCATTCCCATCCAGGTATTCATTGCCGATGAGCTCATGACCTCCGGCTACACCATCAAGCTCTACAAGATAGGAGCGAATATGGCTCTGACCGAGGTGTCGGCTTCCGACTATGAGGTGCTTTCCGTATCGGCCACCGGCATCCAGCTCGACCTCCGGCTCATCGAGAAGGCCGACTACATGATCAAGGCCTTTGTGGACAATGCCGAGGTGGCCAAGGTGCAGCTTTCGGTGGAGAGGATCTACCGGAATTTCACCTGCACTCCGACCAATGAAACCGGCATCCATCCCGGCCAGACCTCCCGATATGATGAGGCAATGGTGAACTGTGACGGAAAGGCGGTCCCTTATCCGGGCAATGTGCTCAAGATCATCTGGCACACCGACACTGCTGCCATCATCAACAAGGTCCACAATGAAGGTGGCACTACCATCTTCCAGCTCATCCCTACCGGAGTCGGCACCACTGATGCCGATGATTGGGTGGATGTCTATGTGGAAGCCGTGCAGAAGGAGGCCTTCTGTGTGGCCATCGATGAGAATGGTGACATCCTGACCGATGAATCCGGCAATATCCTAATCTTCAACTGATATGAGGTACATTCTTGCCGATATGGTCAAGGCCAGGGCCAATGGAATCAATCTGGCCGGTCATCGTACCAAGGGAGGCCGGGTGGCCTTGAATGAGAAGGAAGTGCTCTGCACTCCTGCTCTTGCATCAGCTTCCACCTTGGAGGAGAAGGTGGCCATCCTGGATGGCACCATCCACACCGGTGCCGAAATCATTGATATTCTAAATAGGACCTAATATGAGCAATTATTCTGCACAAGGCTCAATCACCATCCGGAGGCTCCGCAATGGAGACTCCATCTTCCTGTCGCTGGAGCTGAATGGGAAGCCTCTCTACCAGGCGGTGGATGAGAATACAGGCTTGGCGGTGCCTGACTGGACCATCGATGCCAACCGGCCTGTAATCACTCCGAGAGTCAGCACAGTGAGAGGCCAGTCGGTGTACCTGAGCAATCATGCCTGGAGCTACAATGGTGTGGCTCTGGTATTCAACGGTGCCACCTCCGGCAGCTATGTCATGGATTCCACCGGGAAATTCGGACTGAACACCAGCAACGGTGCTCTGAAGATCTTCGACAATCTGGCCTCTGCCATCAACATGGCCAATGACACTCTGCTATACACCTGCCAGGCTACGGTGGCCGGAGTGGAGTACAACCTGAGCAAGAGCATCGACATCCAGATCACCAAGGGTGCCGGCTCCTCCTACTTCGGTTTCATCAATGCTTCCACTACACAGCTCGATGTGGACCATGACTCTGCCACCTTGGCCTCCGAGCTCTGGCTGGCCGGATCTGCCGTGTCGGACTATTACATCAAGTGGTACAAGGATACGGTGGAATGGGTGGCCAAGGCCGGCCAAAAGACCATCACGGTGACCAGGGATGACATCGATGGATGCCAGCTCTTCATTGCCGAATTCTACAAGGCTCAAGGAGATGCCGAATTCATCTACCGGTATGGCATCTCCATCATCGACACTCTGGATGAAATCATCCTGGTGCCTTACATCTACTCCTCGAATAAGGAGGTGGCCGAGAATCTGCCGGTGACCGTCAAGGCCAGGGTGGTACGCACATCCACCGGTGCCGAGCTCACTCCGGCCAATCCGACATGGTCCTTCACCATCTATGATGGGGATACATGGGAGGTCAAGGGCAGCAGCAGCACCGACAGCATCCAGGTGACTACGGCTCATACCGACCAGCAGGATGGCACCTCTCATGATGTGGAAGTCATTGCAGAGGTCTCCTTCGATTCTTTATCTTCATAATCATAATTCTTCAGCATTATGGCACTCAAATCTCTTGCTACTGCTGCACAGGTCCAGAGCATCCTCAAGACCAACAGCATCATGGTCGAGGTCGATGGCTCCATCCGGAGAATCACTCTCGACAAGCTCATTGACTCCATCAATGCCGGCAATGAAGAGCTTCTTCGGTCGGTGGCATGGGGTGTCCCTATCAAGCAGGGTACTCAGACCTCCTCAGCTTGGGGCCGTGTCGGCAATCTCGACATGTGGTCTCTCTTCAAGTCTCAGTGTGGCCGGTACCTGGTCAAGAACAATGGCCATGCAGCCAAGCTGTCTGTGAGCAATTCCGGTATCTATGCCGATGGCACTGCTCTGGATGAGAGCATCGGTCATGTCCTCTTCCATGCTCCGAAGCTCTACTACAAGGTCCAGGAAGATGCCGTGACCGGCATTCCGTACCTGTGGATGAGCCTCATTCCCATCGGTGGCCACTTCATCCCGGAAACCAACATCGGTGCCTACAAAGGCTCGATGGCCAGCACAGCTCTTGTCTCCAGGAGCGGTGCGAAGCCTGCCGGATCCAAGACCATCACGGCCTTCTGGAATGCTGCTCAGGTGAATGGTGCTCAGTGGGGCCTCATCAACTACCAGCACAAGCAGCTCATGATGATGCTCCTGCTCTCCGAGTATGGCAATCCGAATGCTCAGGAAGTGCTCGGCCAGGGTGTCACCGGCACCAACAATAGCTCCGACTATTCCACACCTCTCACCTGGGATCTCGGTGCCACCAAGAGCCTCGGTGATGCCTGTGGCAAGATCGACTTCGAGTGGGAGACCTCCGGTGGTGTCACAGTTACCGGTGCAAACCATGTGAGCCTCTTCGGCATCGAGGATCCGTATGCTCTCCAGTGGGAATTCACTCAGGGCATCTACTGTGGCAATTCCGGCAATGAGAATCAGGATGGCTCTGAGGTATTCATCTATGAGGGCAATCGCATGCCTTCTGCCGATGAGCTGGCCAATCATCCCATCGGTGACTACCGGCAGCTCACCAGGCTCACCTCCAATGGCTATGTCAGGGAGGAGACGGTCGGTGAATTCTTCGACCTGGTGCCGAAGGTGCATGGTGGCGGTGGCACTCAGTATTGGGGTGACTACCACTATGCGAATGCCACTGGACAGGTTGTGTACTGGGGCGGTGTTGCGAGCTACGGTGCGTATTGCGGTCTCGCCTCTGCGTCCTCGCTTTACGCCTGGTCGCACTCGTCTGCGTTTCTCGGCTCTCGCCTTGCCTATTATGGCGAATTGACCGTGATGTCCGGTGCTCAGCTTGTGGCTGAGGTCTAGTGGACTGTCAAGCTCTTTGATCGATTGAATCTACCTTTGTGCAATAGCTTTGGTAATCCATCCTCCTGCCTCCCTGCCATCTCGGTGGGGAGGCTGAGAGCTGACAGGTGAGGATGGTAGGTAGAAGGGAGTGAGAGCGGTTGTGTACTGGGGCGGTAATGCGAACAACGGTGCGAATTGCGGTCTCGCCTATGCGAACTCGAATAACGCCTGGTCGAACTCGAATGCGAATATCGGCTCTCGCCATACAATGAAGAAATGACACTCCCTGCACCTCGACCTTGCATCATGTAGTGCAATGTAGGAGCCGATATCCGGCTTCGATGTCGAAACACTTCAAGCGGAAAGGCGAATGCCGGCCAGCCGGCATGTAGCAAGCGGTGTGAGTAGGTCTTATCATTTTTGATAATTCTCGGAAGCTCCGGGCACCGAGTCATTGCAAGCGGACTCGGATGAATGGGCCTGAAATATGGCTAGTATGGTGACCAAACAATAATTCTATGCCAAAGCGAATAGGACATATCTTCGAGCAGATTGCCGACATGGACAATCTCAGAGCCGCCGACAAGGAGGCTCAGGCTGGTAAGGTGAAGAAGAATCGGTACATCCGGAGGCACAATCTCCGGGCCGAGGAGGATCTCCGGATGATCCAGGAGATGATTCTCACTCTCAACTTCCCGGATCCAGGCTTTTCGGATATGGTGGTGCATAATGACTCCGGCAAGGAAAGGAAGATAGCCAGGCAGAACTATGTGCCTTGGCGAATAGTCCACCATGCCATCATGAGGGTGATAGGTCCTGATCTCTACAGGAATCTCATAGCCGATACCTTTTCCTGTGTACCGGGAAAAGGTATCCACTATGGGGTGAAGAGAGTCAAGATGATGCTCCGGAGGTATCCGGAGTACAAATACTTCTGGAAGGCCGACTACAAGAAATACTACCAGAGCATCCCTCATGAAGTGGCCATGCAGGCTTTGCGGAGGAAGTACAAGGATGAAAGATTCCTGAAGCTGGTGGAGATAGCCATCTTCAACTATGACTCAGGACAGGTGATTCTCGACATGCTGGATGATGAGCGACAAAAACGGAGTGCGAGGAGTGCCCATCGGAGGGTATCCAAGCCAGATAATCGGAAACTTCTCTGCCAGCAAGATAGACCATCACATGAAGGAGGACCTGCACTGCAAGTGCTATCTCCGGTATTGTGATGACACTGTAGGACTGGCCAGGACCAAGGCAGAGGCCTGGGCCATGCTCAATGAGTATGACCGGATCTCTTCAGAGCTCGGACTGGTGGTGAAAGCATCCTACATCGTGGCACCGATTGCTCACAGGGTATATGGAAAGAAACACAAGAAACGAAAAAGGCAGCGAGGTGCCGGTCATGGCCGGCAGAAGCATTGACTTCCTCGGATATGTTTTCTCTCGGAAAAATGTCCGACTTCGCAAAACCGTGAAGCATAACTTTGCAGTAAAAGTCAAGCGGACCAGGAGCGAAACCAAGCTGAAGCAGGTGAAAGCTTCCTATTGGGGATGGTGCAAGTGGGGTAACTGCCGACATTTGTGGAGAACTATAACGAATAATGATATGAGCTTTGCTGAAAAAGGCATCAAAGCAAACAAAAAGACCAAGGATGGGAAGAAATACTTCTCGGTCAAGAGTGTGTCCATCTCGGATGTGCTCAATGTACCGGTGACCATCGTGGACTTCGAGACCGGCATCCACACCTCCAAGGGTGATGACCGGTATGCCGTGCTCTTTATCAAGGATGGGGAGCAGTGTAAATTTGTCACCAGTGCTTTCGAGATCAAGAATGTGCTGGATCAGGCCAGGGAAGCTGAGAAGAATGGCCAGAAGATCTTCCCTGTGGAGAATGTGATCATCCGGAAGAGATCCTTCGGTGATGGCAAGTCCTCCTACTATTTCGATGAATAATCTTTAATACCAAGCAATATGAGAACTCAGAAGCAAATCACCGTCATCCCTGAGAGTGGGGTGGAAGTCATCCTGGAAGGTGTCCTTACCAGAATCTACTTTGATTTCAGAGATCCGGATCCGGTAAGTGAGGAGCTGGTGCCGGCTGACATCAAGGTCTGTGAGAGCATCGATGTCGATAGCCGGAACTATGACCGGATTGTGGCAGCGATCGTGACCGACCACTACTCTTCCGATGCCTACCAGGCTCTCATTGCCAATTACCAGATGGCCAAGGATCCTGAGGCCGAGATCTCCGAGGAGAAGCGGTCTGAGTACATCCAGGAGTATGAGGCCTTCCAGGCATGGAGAGCTCATGCCAAGGAGGTGGCTCACATCGTGGTCACTGAAATCGAGAGCATGTAATGCCGACTGCAAGAGGACACATAGTCATCCGGAGGAAGGCCAAGGATGGAAATGATGGCAAGGGGATTCTCTTTGTCACCATTTCCTATGCCACCTCCGACTCTGCCACTAGGACTCCTACCGAGGGGTGGCAGTCCGTGATGCCGGAGGTCCTGGATAATTACTATCTGTGGACCAGGACAGTCACCACCTATACCGATGGCACCACTTCCACCAGCTATACTGTAAGCCGGCAGGGGAAGGGTGTAAAGACTGTGGTGATTATGTATGCCTCTTCCAATCAGGGCACCAATCCACCGGTAGATGGCTGGCAATTCAACATCCCTCAGGTGCAGGCCGGCCAGTACCTGTGGACCAGGACAGTCACCACCTACACCGATGACACCACCAGCACCAGCTATGCTGTGGCCTTGCATGGTGAGAAAGGTGACAAGGGTGACAAAGGTGATCCCGGTCGAGGGATCACTTCCGTCACCGAATACTACCTGGCTTCTGCCAGCAGCTCCGGAGTCACTCCTTCCACTCAAGGCTGGACCACCTCCATCCAGACGGTCACTCCAAGTGCGAAGTATCTCTGGAACTATGAGAGGGTGATCTACTCCGATGGGACTCATGATGACACCACACCGGTCATCATCGGCACCTATGGGGACCAGGGAAATGCCGGCAAGGGCATCTCCTCCATCACGGAATACTACCTGGCCTCGGCCAATGTGACCGGAGTGACCAGAAGCACCTCCGGCTGGACCACCTCCATTCAGACGGTCACGGCCAGCCTGAAGTACCTTTGGAACTATGAGAAGATCACCTACACCGATGGCACCACCACCTACACCAATCCGGTCATCATCGGTGCCTATGGAGACAAGGGCGATAAGGGTGATCCGGGTGTCGGCATCTCATCTGTCACCGAGCACTACCTGGCCTCTGCAAACAACTCCGGAGTAACCAGGAGCACCTCCGGATGGACCACCTCCATTCAGACGGTCACGGCCAGCAAGAGGTACCTCTGGAACTATGAAACCATCACCTACTCCGATGGCACCACACTTGACACCAATCCGGTCATCATCGGTGTCTATGGAGACCAGGGAAATGCCGGCAAGGGCATCACTTCTGTCACTGAGCACTACCTGGCCACAGCAAGCGGATCCGGTGTAACGAAATCCACCTCCGGCTGGACCACCTCGGTGCAGACGGTGACTGCCACCAAGAAGTATCTCTGGAACTATGAAACCATCACCTACACCGATGGCTCCACCAGCGACACCTCTCCGGTCATCATCGGTGTGTATGGTGACAAGGGCGATAAGGGTGACACCGGTGTCGGCATCTCCTCGGTGACCGAATACTATCTTGCTTCAGCTTCCAGCTCCGGTGTGACCACATCCACCTCCGGCTGGACCACCTCGGTGCAGTCGGTGACCACCAGCAAGAAGTATCTCTGGAACTATGAGAAGATCACCTTCTCGGATGGATCCACCAGCACCACCATCCCGGCCATCATCGGAGTCTATGGAGACACAGGTGCTGCCGGCAAGGGCATCTCCTCCATCACGGAATACTACCTGGCCTCTGCCAGCAGCTCCGGAGTCACCAGGAGCACCTCCGGATGGACCACCTCGGTGCAGTCTGTGACCAACAGCAAGAAGTACCTCTGGAACTATGAGAAGATAGTCTATACCGACAATACCGAGAGCTACACCACACCGGTCATCATTGGCACCTATGGTGACAAGGGTGACAAGGGTGATTCCGGTGTCGGCATCGGCTCCATCACGGAATACTACCTGGCCTCGGCCAGCAATTCCGGTGTGACCACATCCACCTCCGGATGGACCACTACGGTGCAGTCCATGACTGCCAGCAAGAGGTACCTGTGGAATTATGAGATTGTCACCTACTCCGATGGCACCACTCAATCCACCACACCTCACATCATCGGCACCTATGGAGACACCGGTGTCGGTGTATCCTCCATCACGGAATACTACCTGGCATCGGCCAGTGTGACCGGTGTGACCAGGAGCACCTCCGGCTGGACTACGGCTGTGCAGACGGTGGATGCCACCAAGAAGTATCTCTGGAACTATGAGAAGGTAACCTACACCGACAATTCCACCTCCTACACCACTCCGGTCATCATCGGAGTCTATGGTGATAAGGGTGACAAAGGTGACAAGGGCGATACCGGTGACAGGGGATATGCCGGCTGTGTGTACCGGGTGACCGTATGGCAGACCGGTAAGCAGTACAGGAATGACCAGTACCTGAACACCAATGATGTCAGGTACATCGACATCTGTGTGGACCAGCCGATGGCCATCATCGGCCAGACCACCGTGCATGTCTATATGTGCAAGACCACTCACACCTCCTCCAATAGCATCCCTCTGGGGAATTCCTCCTATTGGACCGAGCTGCAGTCGGCTGCACCGATGTTCACTCCCTTCATGCTGGCTCAGGCCATCTCTGCCGACTACATCAACTGTGCTGAGATTGCAGCGAATTCGGCCTTCATCTCGGCTCTCACTGCCGAGCAGGCCTTCATCGATGCTCTGGTGGTCAAGACTCTCGACACCAAGCCTTCTCAGACCGGAAACAAGATCCGGATTGACGGTGATGGATTCTCCCTCTTCGACAGCAACTCCAAGAGGAAGATCAAGATTGACAATAACACTGTCGGCCTGTATGATGACCTGATCTTCACACAGAATCCGAATTACACCAGCTCCGGCCTTGTAAAGACCAGGACCAATAGTGTCTATGTCTATTCGGCTCAGGAGAATCGGTATTTCGGTGGTGAGCTCATCGGCCATCTGAATCTCGGCTATTGCGACAAGGGGAGTGTCATCAAGCTCAATTCCGTTTCATGTGTCATCTCTCCGACCAGCAGCAATAGCAACATCAGGATGTACATGAATACTCCACAGCTCGATGTGGCTGTATTCAAGGATGGCACTAGGGTGGCCAGTGGCACTGTCGCTGCCTCTTCCGTGAATTGCGGAATGGGTGGTCAAGTCCAGATATCCGGCACTCTGAATATCAATTACACCTGCACCGAGGATGGGATGTACACACTCCGGATCTACACATGGACCAACTCCGGGCCTGTAGTGGCCACATCCACCTGCTACATGTATTCCAGCTCCGGATCTGGATCCGTGACCATCACCACCAATACCACCTGGAAATTCTCCCTGACCAGGAGCAATTATGAGTACACTCACATCGGAAATGATGGAATGATGCAGGTATTCGGGAGTGGCTTCCTGTACAACTCCTCTCAGGAATTTGTGGTGAGGAAGGGTACTTACATGTTCAGGGTATCCTCTTCCGGCATCCAGAAGAGCATCAACGGTGGGCAGACATGGACATCATTGTAACTATACTAATTCAATAGCTTATGGCACAAAAACAACTCTCTCCGGCCATGATTGCAGCGAGAATCGCTTCTCATGGCATCATCAATGGGAATGTCGATGAGGAAAACAAGTTTTCCCTCGGAGGCCTGCCTTTCAGCATCTACATCCGGCCCAAGACCACCACAGATGCCATCGATGTAGTGCTTTCGTGCAAGCTCTTCCAGGAGGATGACAAAGAGGCCTCTCCGGCTCCCTTCCCGATCTATGACTGGACTCCGATGGCCATCACCGAGCTCACCCTCACTGCTGGTGCTCTCTCGGCCTATGACATCTATTGGGGATCCGGGTACTATGTGCAAGAAGCAGAGGAGGACTAGGCTATGGCACTGACTCTATCAACCGGTCGAGGCCTGATGAGAGCAGCCTATGATCCTGAGACCATCCCTTCATTGGAGCAGGTCCTCTCCAAGCTGAAGAGTGACTTCGTGACAATGTTCGGAGACCTGGATCTTTCCACTGACTCTCTGACCGACTTCTCCACCTTCGTGCAAGCTGCTACCGAGGCTGCTGGCCAGGGCAATTTCGAGACCTATGCTCCCTACAAGGGATCTATGGTCCGAGTGTTTGTGGATCAGCAGTCCTCCAATGTCATCACCTGGTGCTGGGGTGCCGAGCTCTATGCACTCACGGCTGATGGCCTCATCCATTATGGCCTGGTCGCTCTCAAGGAGTACCACCAGGCGGTCATTGCGACTATCGACTAATCAGTAACCGTGAAGCCTTATGGAAAAGACCAAGACCTTAGCTTTTTGGGTTTGCCTGATCGTTTCGGTCGGTCTCTTCATAGGTGGATTCTTTGTGCCCCCGATGGGTGTCATTGATGGCTCTCTGCTCAAAGCTGTGGGAATCCTCTTCGGCTTTGGCACTTTAGGCCAGGCACCTGTGTTAATCGAATCTCTGGAAAGAGCGAAATTCACCAAAGGAGATATGACCATCGAAGTCTCGAAGGGAAACAGACACTCTCATCATCAACCTTCAATGCCTGGAGAATATGAAGATCCTGATAGATAACGGACATGGCTCCGACACTCCCGGCAAGAGGTCTCCTGATGGGAGATTCCGGGAATACCGGTACACCAGGGAGATTGCTGCCACAATCGTGGAAGAGCTCCAGATGGCCGGCTTCGATGCCGAGCGGATTGTCACCGAGGACACCGACATCACTCTCAAGGAGCGGTGCCGGAGAGTCAATGAGTGGTGCAGGAAGCTCGGAGCACAGAATGTGCTGCTTGTATCCATCCACAACAATGCTGCCGGCTCCGATGGCAAGTGGCATGATGCGAGAGGATGGAGTGTACATGTGAGCCTCAATGCCTCTGCCAATAGCAAGGAGCTGGCCAGGTGCCTGGCTGCTGCCTGTGAGAGACAGGGCATCAAGGTCCGGAGGCACAGTCCCTCCGAGCCTTGGTGGCCACAGAATCTGGCCATGTGCCGGGACACTCAGTGTCCTGCCGTGCTGACAGAGAATCTCTTCCAGGACAATCAGGCAGATGTGACCTTCCTCTTCTCTCAGGCTGGCCGGAATGCCATCGTGCAGGCTCATGTCGATGGCATCATCAAGTACATGCTCATGAGATGAAGCAGATCCTCTCATATCTCCTCATGCTCCTCATCCTCACCGGGTGTGGTGTATGCCGGCATCCCATCCGGGAGGAGGTGCATGTGAAGGATTCCTTGGTCCTGCATGTGAAGGATTCGGTGGCCATCAAGTATGTGCCGGTGGAAGTGGAGATCCCGGTGGAAGTGATGCGTGAAATCATTCCCTCCTCGGACTCCTCCCATCTGGAGACCGGATTGGCCACAAGTGAAGCTTTCATCGACTCTACCGGCCATCTCCATCACACCTTGGCAAACAAGGCCGGCCAGACACTCCATGTGGATGTGCCGGTCGAGGAGCACTGGCATTCCGAGCAGGAGCAGGACACTCATTCCGAGCAGCAGACCATCATCCAGGAGGTGGAAAGGGAGCTGACCTGGTGGCAGAAATTCTGGATCAATTCCGGGAAGATCTGCTGGCTCCTGGTCATCGGTGGCCTGCTCGGACTATTACTCCGGCTGTTCATTTTCAAGAAGTGAATTGCTTTCATAAATGTTGGATTGAGGAAGGCTTGCCGGGAGGTAAGCCTTCTTCGTTTCAGAAAGCAGCCTTCCTGGACTTGATGACATCATTGGCTTCCTCTATGTCATGGGGAGTGTAGATGTCGGTCATGAGCAGGCTGTGGTGCCTTGCCTGATTCCTCACAGATAGGAGGTCGGTGTGCTCTCGGATGAGGTCTGTGATGCCAGTGTCCTTCAGGCTGTAGAATTTCCACTTGTCAGGGAATCTGAGGTCCTTCCGGATGTAGTGGCTCCAGTAGTCGGTGAACTGCTTCGATGAGTGCCTTTCCGGGCCAGGAAGGAGCTGATGGCTGAAGAGGTAGTATGAATCCGGATGGGAGAAGATCTCCAGCTCTATCATCAGCTTCACCACCACATCCGGGAGGGTGACCGTGCCATCCTTCCGATTCTTCGAGCTGTAGTCAGGTATGAAGATGGTGCCTCTCTTGATGGAGATGTGCTTGAGCTGGATGTAGCTCATCTCATTGGGCCGGATGAAGCAGTAGTACAGGATGTAGCAGGCCAGCAGGAAGTGCCTGTTATTCTTCCGGCAGTATTCCTTCAGATTCATCATGGCCTCCGGAGGAATGATGGTGCGATTCTTCTTCATGGATCCCTGGCCACCGAGAGTCTGGAGGTGAGCCGATGGATCCACTTCCACAAAGCTGTGGGAGAGCAGCCACTTGCAGAAGGTCCGGAGCCATCCGACATAATTGTCCCTGGTCCTGACCGAGAGTCCCTTGTCGAGCCACAGCCAGTCCACAAACCGACCGAGGAGCCGGCAGTCGAATTGGTAGATGTAGTGGATTGGCACCGGCTGCTGGTCATTCCACTTGAGGAAATTATCCAGGTAGGAGGTGTATCCTTTCCAGGTCTTGAGCCGGAGGATGGTCTCGGCCTTGCACTTCGAGAGATAGGATCTGTACTTGTCGATGACTTCCTGCAGGGTGGCATACTGCTCCGGAGCAGCATAATTCACCCAAGGATTCCAGCCTTGCCGGAGCTCCAGGGTGATTCGCTCCAGGAGATCATTGGCATACTTCCTCCTCTCGGAGACCTTGGTGAACTTTGGAGATATCCGGATCCTTTTTCTCCGGAGCTTCCCGATGGCCGGATCAAAGGCATTGAAGGAGATGTACCAGTAGCACTTGGCACATGAGAGCTGGGGCATGGTGTAGGATCTAACCGATGCAGGGAGGGAATTTCGCTGGCGATTTTGCATTTTTTTTCTTTCAGGCACTTCTGATACCTGAAAGAAAGATGTCTCATCATTGTCTCGGCTCCTTGAGGCTCCAGCCTTGTAACTCCGTGATTTAGAAGCGGATGAGCCGATTTCAGTAGCGGGGGCAGGATTCGCTCCCGGTGATTCTTCTTTCATAACTTGCTGATAATCAATAGAGGCAGAATTCCATTTTCCGGGATTCTGTCTCATTTTTGTCTCGGAGACAGGCCTGTATCATGCTATTTATTAAGGATTTCGAGATTATTCTCTCCGAAGATTAGTTTCAGCACCTGATCCTTCCGGTCCTTCTTTAGCTTGATCTGGAGGATGGCTTCCACCGGCTCCTGCTCTTGCTTCTCCAGGGAGATATACTTCTTCGGATAGGTCATCACATCGATTTCACTCATTGACAGGGAATGTGCAATTTTTGAAATCTGAGCGATTGAGAGGTACACAGTCCCTTTCAGGATCTTGCTGAATTGGGATGGTGTGGTGTCGGCATAGTCGGCCATAGCAGCTTGAGTCAAGTGCTTGTCATTCATCAATTTCCGCAAGCTATCGATGATGCCGGTGTAAAATGAATTTTCGGTGTCCATACATGTACAAAGTTAGCCATTGAGTATCAATGGGTTATAATGTAATTTGCAATCAAGGTGCAAATTTTGACATAAATTATTTCATTATTTGAAATATTATGATTAGATTTGCACATCGGTTGGACAAAAGATGGACAAAAGCCGATGCAAAATTAACTATAAAATACCACATTATGAAAAGAGAGCAATTCTTCAAAGCCTTGGAAATCATTGCCGAGCATCACTCCACACAGATTTCCGTCAATCTTCCTCTGAATGGATCCTGCAACTTCATGTCTGAAGGCGAGATCCGTCTGCACATCACCAAGTGTGTGCCGAGTGTTATCAATAAGCTCATTGCTTCCGGCTTCACCTTGGATATGACCGAGCAGGGCCTTCGTGTTTTCGTAATCTAGGAGGGCAAGCTATGGATGCAAGGAAACTCTTCTACGGTGATATCGTGAAGAATCACAACTGGATTCTTCGATTTCAGGGCATCTCCTCCAGGAATGGTGACCAGTATGCACTTTATCTGGATCCGGATTCTCCGGTGTCCGGAGTCATGGCCATGCTGGAGGATCCTTCCATCATGCCGGTGGACATCACTCCGGAATTCCTCCGGAAGAATAACTTCGAGCAGTTTGAGGGCCTCGAAGGAAGGGAGTGCTGGAGCCACAAGGGTACCGGTATCCTTCTCCGGAAGGGCCGTTTCACTTTTTGGGACCTTGACATCGAGGTGGGAGATATAGATTTGAGATGGGATGTCCAGTGGGTGCATCAGATTCAAGCAGCCATGAGGCTGATTGGCAGTGTGGACCATGCTCTTTCCTTGCATGCCTGATATCCCTTACATGTCTGCTGCAGGTCGGTCCCTGGTGATCGAGAAGCTCTCTTCAAAGCTCCGGGAGCTGGAGGCCGACCTGACTGTGGGCAACTACTTTGAAAGAATCGATGAAATCAACCGAATCAAGGCTCAAATAGACACTCTGAAAAGCTATGCTTAAAGACATCCTCATAGTCCTCGCTGCATTGGTCATCATGCTGGTGCTCATCTTCGCTTGTGCAATCATAGAGGCCTGGCTCCTCTTCATCTCCGAAGATCATGATCACCTACAGGACTGATTCCGGCCAGGCGAGGGTAGAATCCTCCGGAGAGGCCTTTTTCCTGGTCACTCTGGTACCGGAGGCCGGCTATCCTCATGAGGTCTATGTGGCAGCTCTTTTTGCCGATGAAGCAGCTCAGAAAGCCTATAAATTCTGGTACAGAAAATCAACAAAACTCACTCGGATATGAAACAGAAGAAAGCAGCAGGAATCTTCCTGATCATCCTGGCCATCGTGCTCGGATTCTTCACCATCGTGGACTTCGACTGGAAGCCTATCGGCCTTACCACCGTTTTCCTGATCGGTTACCTCCTCTCCGGTACATCCGGAGTATTCTACCTCCTGGAAGGGACTCACAATCTCCCGGATTACTTCTACAGCTCGGAGGAATAGTCATGGCCACCTCGATCAGATCCTTCGTGCTCCTTGTCAAAGAGATGAGGGCCACACAGAAGGCCTACTTCGATTCCAAAGGTCCGGATGGCCGGAGGAATGTCGCTCTACTGATGCAGTCGAAAGCTCTGGAGAAGAAGGTGGATGACATCATAGCGAATACCGACATCAACTCACTAAAATCAACAATATGAAAAGAGACATTTTCACAAGGGATTGGATCATCGAGCAGGCTCTTGATGTACTCAGCCAGTATGAGCCTGGTGTGCTCACAATTCGTGCTCTCCACTACCAGCTTGTAAGCCGAGGGATGACCAATGACATCCAGCACTACAAAAGAGTCGTGGCTGCTACCGGGATTGCAAGATGGGATGGCCGAATCGCTTTCGATGCTTTCTCTGATAGGGAAAGGAGCATGGCCACCAAGACATTCGGAGATCCGGTGGATTTGGATGAGGAGGTGGTCACCGGAAAATCTCAGGTGCGTGCCTGGATGAATGCTTATTCCCGGAATCGATGGGAGAATCAGCCTTACTATCCGGAGGTGTTTATCGAGAAGAAGGCTCTTGAGGGTGTATTTCACAAGACATGC